TGGTCGCGGGTCTCGTCATTGCGGCGAAGCCATCCCCGACCAAAGCGGTCGAAGTCGCTTAGGCGGCGGTAGAATGCCTCGCGCTGCTTATGCACATTGTTGATCGTCAGCATGGCGTCCTCTCTGTCTAATAGGGCGAGTGTCTTCGGACCAATGACGCCATCTGGGGATGCACCGCAGGCCTTCTGCATGGCCCGTGAAGGACGCTTGGCCCCCGAGTTGACAGCCCAGTCAAACGCGGACCAATCGAGGCCTGCCTTGAGGTCATCTGCTTTCACGGCATCCCAGTACCAAGCGCGATACATCTCGCCGATATCGCTGGGCTCCAATGCTCTCATGGTGTCGTGGTCGGCAGGTTTGCCAGTCCACTTTTCCCAGACGGCTGAAGTCACACCCATCATCGTTGAGCCGCCGTTTCTGTTGCCACGGTCATGGGGGTCTGCGGTAAATAGGCCTTCGTGCTCTAGGAGCATTTCAAGGCAGTGGTCGAAGTTCTCAATTGTCATCGTCTTTGCTCTCTCTTGGTTGCTTAATCAAAGTGCGTTGCTCACGCACAAGCCGTCTTTGCCGCTCAAGCTCCAGCCATTGGGCATCGACATCATTTAATGAGGGGAAGGGGACGACGGTGCTTGCGGTCATTTGCTAAAACCTCGCAGCGTTCTGAAGCCAAAGCTTGCGCAAATACTTGCGTACATTCCCCATTTGACCCACTCTGGACAGGTCTCAAGATTGGCAAAGCCAACGCGCATATGTTCCTGCAACGACGGAACGAAATTAGCGCACAGGATTAAGACGAAAACACCGGTCCAAACCTCATCCTTGAGGCTGTCTTTTGAGCCTTCGATAGCCGCCTGCTCCCAGTCAGTCTCGCTGGTTGCCTTTTTGAGACGTATCTCTGCATTGGCCTTTTGGATCGCGGTCTTGCCGTCAATGTAAGACGTCGCCAGTCCGCTCACTGCGGATACTATTGCGCCTATCATACCTCTTTATGTCCAACAGCGAAGAACGCCCCGACGAGGGCACTAAGAGAACCATACATCATCATCATCTGAGCATCGGCCTGAGCCATGCGGGCAGGGTCTACAATGACGGCTATAGTTGCTGCGACCATCATCGACAGAGCCACGTAACACATGCGTCTACGCGCTAGCTGATAGTCCTTCACATTTATGTGCTGTCTTTCTTCTATAGTCATATGTTCTCTCCTTAAATGAGGGCCAGCGCCACCGTCGCGACAATGGCGAGACAGAGGATACCAATCAGGACTGAGCCGCCCACGACAGCCATGTCGCCGACAAGCTCTTGGGTCTCTTCTTGCTGGCGTTTCTTGGCAGCAGCGCGGGCCTTCTCTTCGAGGCGTTGGTCTTTCTTGAGTTGAAGTATTTCCTGCCACGCATAGTAGCCGAATCGCCCGATCACCAAGGCCTTTACCTCGGCTATGTGCTCTGCGGCAAGCTGTTGATTTATAACGATTTCAGTAATGGATTGGCCGTTCTGGCGGGCTTTGCGTTCTTCGTCTTTAAGGTGTTTTGATCCCTCGAACAGGGCGTCGATCTGTCCTGCCACCGATGAGATTGACGAGGCTGCTCCCAGCGTCTTTGATATTACTTCTGTTGCACTTTTGATCAGAGCTATGCCGGTCAATATCTCGGCCACTGGCATGGGTTCGTTCCTTATTTATATGCTTAGTATTTAGCGGCTACCATGAGATCTATGGCGTCTCTGATCGCATCGAGGTTTGCGTCGATACGCGCCATAGTGACCGCTTGGCTGTGTGCTGTGTCCTCGATCTGAGACATGCGGGATGAGATCTCTTGCACGTCAATCGTGTTGGCTTCGATGTCCTTCACCATCCCTGAGACGGCCCAGACGATAGCCGCACCTTGCCCGACGAGAGCCAGCACTATGGTTGCACCCGTCCATTCGTTTTTAGTTTTCATTTGTACACCTTGTGCTGGTCGGGTTTCTCAAGGAAGCGAGGCACACAGTAGGCCAACGCATAGTGCTTAGGGCTCGTCAGATGACCGTAGCGACGGACGATCTCTCGGGCGTGGTAGTTACAAGCTGTGAGGCTGGCAAAGAGCATCGCAGGGCCCTCTAATGCAGCCCCGCCTACAAAGACGAGCAGGGCAAACACATGCATCTCTAGTCCGCGTAGATGGCGCTAGGCCGCATGACTTGGATCGACCCTGCCTGCGCGGCCTCGTTGGCTTGCTCTTGCTCTTCGGCGAGGAACTGCCCGTACTTCTGCTCGAAGATAGGCCCACGCTCATCGAGGAAATAGTCTCCTGCATAGCTCAGAGCCGCGTACATGATCAGATCGCTGGAGGTTGCTGCTAGAGAGTTCTCGTCGCTGTCTGCTGTCATGGTGGCGAAAGGGCCGTAGTAGCTCACGTTAACCGTGCCACTAGGCGGCTCTGGGAACAGCAGGATCGTTGTCCCTTGCTGAGTAAAGTGCAACGCAGTGCCTGCTTGGCCTGTGGCTTTCATCGCGAGCATCTCATGCAAGGGCACCCGCGTCAGGGCGCTGTTGTTGTGGTAGATGTCGATGACCTCCAGAGCGGTCGCAGGCAGGGCGATAGACCCCGTCTGACTGCTGATGGCATAGGTCTGGATGGCCTCCATCGACGGAATACGAAGGACGCGCTGAATGCGTGAGATGCCCTGATCGATGAAAGTATCGGCGAGCGCGTTTAGGCAATCGCTGCGGTTCAGCAGAGCCTTGAAGTGTGTTCTGAGGGCACCTTTGTTCACGGGCTAGTTCCTTTTATCCGTCGCCATAAAGTAATCCAGAGACTGGTCACGCAAACGCTTGGTGATCTCTTTGACGCTGGCTTTGTAGAGGTCGAAGCCTTCGCGAAGCCACTGTTCGTGGACGACCACGGGTATCGAAGCCACGCGCTGGAACTCTTTTTCACGGGTTTCACTACTCGCGTTTCTGCTGTCTTTAAGGTCATCCAAGAAGGCGGTGGTGATGTTCTGGGTATTCTTAAAAGTGACATTGTCGCCCTCTTGCAAATACTCTGTTTCAACGCCCAGCAATGTGCGCGGGGCGGGCTTAGTATCTTTTGTCATTTTGAGAGTGCTCGATTTGTTGGTGGTGAAAAAGAAGACGGCGAGGGACCAAGGGTAAGGAGAGCAGCCAACCCCTTGGCGTTTTAACCCCGCCGACTTCAATAGCTTACACGGGCCTAGGTCTAGGTAAGGCCGGTGATCTTGTGACTATCTGCAAAACTCATGTGTTTTACGGACCCTTCGTACACAATCTGGTGCTTGTCCGAGTCGCCTGTCTTCGCCAACAAGGTCCGCGTGTAAGGACGCAAGACAACCTGTTTGAACATCGACGGGTCAATCAGCCATGCTACTGATGCGAGACTATGGCGGTTCAACACACACTTATAAGTGCCGAAGGGACCTACATAGATATCGATCACATTCACCAGCGTCTTGGTGCTAGCAAACTCACGATTGCGCCCTGACGCAGCCGCGAAGTTGGCTACGATGAGCGCATCCGCAGGTTTGATCATAAGCACGTCTGGGGTCGATCCTGCTTCATAAGCAGCTTGGCCCGCAGTGAGGATGTGCGTCTCAGTCAGAGCAGCAGAACCCGCAGCAGTAGCAGCGGTGATCATTTGATCGACTGAGGCCATCTTACGTGCCGCCGAAGCTGTGCCAGTGACAGCGGCCTGAGACACACCGACGTACGCCCGCTCCTGATCGCGCTTCATTTCCTTGAGAACGCGCCCAAGTTGGTAAGCGGTTTCCTTAGCTCGGCCATAGGTTTTAATGACATCGGCAGTCGCGGAGACTTGGAAAGCCTTGGTCAGGATTTGCGATGTGTTAGATCGCATGGTTGTAGGTGTCAGAGTACCAATAGTGGCATCTGCCCCTTCAATAGCAGCGTTACAATATCTTCGCCTTAGTTCGCAAAACTAAGACCGCCCGTAAGGGCTGCTCTATGTCACCATAGAAGTTGAGACCATATCACCGTCCGCGTGGGACGCTCTGCGCTTCGGCCCGCTTGGGCCTACTCCCCGAAGGGATGGTCGTTGCACCTTCCCCCATGTGGGGGCTTGGCTCAGGATTATCTCGAAAATGAGACTTTCCCTGAGTTCACAGAGTTATTCAAAGTAGATCGCTCTACTAGGCCGCTAACTTAACGGCTGCTGCTGCAAGGCTGTCTTCCTGCCATTCAAAAGTACGAGCATGTGTTTTCTCGGACTTCATCAAAGAAGTGAAGGGTGTATCGGTTGGAGTTATATCCGTGATAATCGAAGAAACGTCTTCGGCTTGACCGACTTGATTGTAGGTTGTGTAAGTAGCCATTGAGCTACCTCCTTAGTTGTAGTTGGGTTAGGCTTCCCATCTAGCAAGTAAGGCCTCCGCTATATCATCAGCATCACCGGTCTTTGAGCGCAGCACTTCGTGAGCTTTCTTAACTCTACGAGCCTTGCTGTCCTCTCTGGCTGGTGATTTGGTTGACCGTAATATCTTCTTACCCGTGTTGCTGTCCTTGGCCCTGATCACCTTGGCCTTTTGCTTTTTAGTTTCAGCGGTGGCTTTGGTTTGATCGTATAGTCGGGCTTTGTTGAGCAACATTATTACTTGCGGATCGACGTATTGATCCACTTGTTCGCTGGGTAACCCTTGGCTGACCGCATATGATCGGATGTCATTGTAGACATCGTTGCTCCAGTCGGGCATTTGGGCTTGAAGGACTTTGACGCATTCGGACGCGGCCTGTTGATGCAGCACTTTCTGCTGGTCTTGGGCACCGCGATAAAAGGCGTCGGCCTCTTCACGTAAGAACTTTAAGTCGGCTTCTGCGTCTTTGCTTTCGGACCTGAGCTTTGCGAAATCGTCAGCATCCATCTGTCGGCTTGCGACTAACATGTCTACTTCAGAGTAGGGCTTGGCTCGGGCTTCTGCTCTTTCGAGAAGCGTTTGATAACTGATGTTTGCCTTCTGAAAGGCAGCGTCGGCCTCTTTGCGTTGGGCAGCGAGGTCCTGAGACTTTCGGGTCAGGCTGGCTTCTTGGCCGTGCAGACGTTTTAAGGCTGAGATAGATACCCGCTGCGTT